GTTTCACCCAATTCACTACGAATTCTATTAACCAAATATGGAGTATCAAATGTTTTGGTATTCCAACCAGTAATTACATGAGGACAATTCTGTTGCCAATACATCACAAACTGCTCCAATAATTGTCGTTCATCACCACATTTATTGTACGTAATATTGTCTTGGCCATTCTTAAATTCAGAACATCCCCAAACTTGAATATCATCATCTATCTTAATCGTGATTGCGGTTACTTCTTCATTAGCATATTGAGGATCTGGAAAACCGTGTTCTGAACCGACTTCAATATCAAGAAACATTATCTTGATGTGTTCAAAATTGTAATCTATTGGTTCAGGATAAGTCTCTGCAATAAAGGAATAATTATAATTAGTATGACCATAGATTTTCATATTATCTACGCCGTCATACTTCTTCATTGCTGCACGGGTTTCTTTGATAGATCCCCATTGGACAGGACCGACTGGATCACCCTCTAGGGTTTTCCAATCTGTTTTAGTTGTGGTAGGAATATATAAGGTGGGCTTGAACTCTTGTTTTTCATTAAAAGGAAGTCCGTCTTCGATGCCTCTCTCAAAGATGTAATCACCAAGACATACTACACTAGTATAAAATTTGGACATTTATTTTTTAGGATACCAGTTGGTTCGGGTTTGTTTATCATAATCACTATTAATTTCATCTAATCTATTATAACACACTTTTATGTGTTTGTCAACCCATGAGCGAGTAGACATAAAGGCACCAACAGTAAATAGAACTTGGAGATAACATTTAATTCCAAATTCTTGTATTTTATTTAGATACGAATCCATTTTTATATACCACGCCACTTTTTGTTTTAAGTGCAGTGAGTATTTTCTTACGGTTCCCCATAAGATTATAACTACAATGAACCCAACCGCTGTTAGGGTCTTTACCATCATAAAACTCTAAAATAATTTGATCAAAATCCAAATTCTTAGTAATCCATTTAGCTAAGTCTGGATTTGGTGTTGAAAAACTTTCAAAATCTGCAGCCTGTCCATTACAATGCTGACTCGTTTTAGATCCGCCCACTTTTGCATTTAGTGCAGGGCTTCTATAGCCAGAGTTAATTGTAATAACACCAAACTGGTCTCTAACCGGTTGCAAAATATGAATTGCAAGATGTGTTAAATTTACAAGATGTATTGAACTTGGCGAATTATCTACGCGCAATCTTTCTGCTGTGGCACTCTTCACCATTTCTGATAGAGCAAAATTCTTTGATAATCTTAGTATATCAGCCATAATCTCCTTATTGTTTGTCTATGTCAATTGATCCAGTAGTAGGATCATATGAAACTGTAAATGTCATTTCTATTGGTTTAAGAGTTCCATCCGCCTTAACTATAGGTAACTTACCTTCAACTGCTCCCATCAATGCATCTTTAGCATTATCAAATGTGTGTGCAGGGTCATCTTTTATAAACTTATCTAATTCTTTTTTTGCACTTGCTGGAAGTAAATCATCTATCATACTTTCCACATGCTCTGTTGCTAAATCTGTTGCTTTATCTACGACAAGACTAGAAATAACATTAAATAATAATAATGGTAACATAATATTCTCCTAAAATTTAAATCCTTTCGGATCTTGTAGGTATTTTTCCCACATTTCTACACCACGTGCCGACATTGGCTGTGTTTCTGGTACTTTTTGAAAAAACTGGTCGCGGGTTAAAAAATCATATTCTATTTTTTCTTCCACATCATCAAAAAGAACTTCTTTTAATACTTTTCTTTTTTGTGCCATCATATACTCCTATTAAGTTTTACCTTATTTCTCTAATTTAAGATGATTCCTGTAACCTTCTCTGTCTGATTGATAAAGATCCCATTCTGCGTTGACATTTATTGCATCTGGATGAACACCCGATGCGTCTATTGCTGCAGTAAATGCATCTTTAGTATCCCAATGTGTATGATTGACATGCTTAACAGCAGCCTTCACTACTTTTTCTGCTTTTTTAGGAGCTTTTAAAATTGCTCCCATTGCTTTAGATACTTTCTTTTTACCTTTATGTGCGTGTGCCATGTTGTATATCCTTTATTGTGTTAAAAATTTGTAAGCTGGGGTTTCTTTGAATTCTTCTGGATTGGATGTGAAAGCCTCATAAAGGGCTTCAATGTTAACAGGAATAAAATTACTATTATATAACATTCCAGAAGAAGTTACTGCTTCTGAAAATTCTTCAATAGTATCCCAAGTTACATCAGTAATTAACTCATCTTCATCATTAATTTCATTTATCAATTCTTCTTCAACTTTTTCTAATTCAGCAATAAGATCTTCTTTACTGTGTCTTCGATCTAACTCTATTCCAAGAGTTCTACCTTCTTTTTCTAATTCTCTTTTACTCTTTGATTTTCTGGATTTCGCCACTTCACTACTCCTGTTAGGGTTTGTATTAATCTATCTATATATTTATTTATAATCCCCCAATCTTGGCAGATTGGGGGCACCACAGTGGCTATTGACCGATGGGAATCAGTCTAGGCTTTTTCTCATCTGGAATTACACGTTCCAGATTCACTATAAGCATACCGTCTTGGAGATCGGCATTTTTAACAATGATATCATCACTCAAGTTGAACTGCCGAGAGAAAGATCTTTTGGCAATCCCTTGATGTACAAAACCAATTTCATTATTAGAACTTTTTTCATCATTATCAGCCCCAACATCTTTCGCGGTAGCAGTACGAATGGTAAGAGTACCATCAGTTACTTCTACTTCAATATCACTTTTTGAAAAACCAGCAAGAGCTAGTTCAACAACATATTGTAGATCATTAATTTTGCGAATGTTATATGGTGGATAACCCGACTGCGACTGGGCTATATCCATATTAGAAAGACGATTAAAAAATCCATCGAATCCAACGCTGAATCCGAGCATTTTCTGTAAGTCTTGTGGTGTGGGGAATGTGTGTGGTGCTAATGTATACATAGGGCCTCCTTTAAAGCGAGGTTAATATTGTACTTCAATCCTCAGCACGTGGACTTGAAGTAAGTTAGAGGTTACCACCATTGGTCAACCTCAATCACGCCATCCTTCTCCTTTGAAGAGATGATGACAGCGATGTTTAAAAACAGTCCAAAGTAGACTGCTTAAAGAATCTGAAGTATAATTTCCCGATTCCTTTACTATCAATTTATATTTAGTCTTCATAATTTTTTCATCAATTTGCCAATTACTATAATAGTATTTAGTCATAATGTATAAAAAAGTGAAAAGGGTGAGTTTAATCACCCTTTGTCTGATGATATAAGTTTACTTCTTGGAATAAATTCCCCAAAGTACCCAAATTGCTGCTAGGCCTACAAGTCCTTCACCACCTAGTTGTTTAACTAGGCCTACTACTGAACCAATGACATCAATGCCAATGAAAGGAACAGCTGCTCCGAAAATGATTTGAAGAACCACGCCTAATGCGATCAACGCAAGGCCAGCTTCTGTAAGACTGCGAATCCAGCCAATTGCTTTTTCTAACATAGGATTACTCCCTTTGAATTAAAGTTTTGGCCATATAACTTTTCAGTTATTTGCCTGTTGAACCAAATCCACCTTCTCGCTCGGTCTTCTGAACTGGTGGTTTTTTGATTTCGGTTAAACCATGATATATCTTTTTCACCAATTCAGCTTGACATACTCTATCTCCATTATTTATTGTTTTTGGAGATTGAGATATGCTTGTCATCATAACGAAAATAGGATCTACATAGTCAGAATCTATTATACCTTCACAATTTGTTAGGTATAAACCCTCGTTCCAAGCCAAACCTGACCTAGAATGAAGTCTAACTGAGTAACCTTCTGGAATATCAAAAATCAATCCAGTAGGAATCATTACTCTTTCCATGTTATTAATTTGAAGAACTCCGTTCTTAAATGGTTTTTCGATTAATCTGTTTAGAGTATCTTGACGAACTTGGTATTTTTCTACTCCATCAAAACATGCATGAATATCGAAACACGCTGAACCCTCTGTTGCATAAATTGGGTCTTTTGCATTCGGATGTAATTTATAAAATTTTAATGTTTCATTCTTTATTGTTTTGGTCGCCATCTTCAGTCCTTTTACTTCCAATATTATATTTTGCTGTAAGATCCCATTGGTCTTTTTCTTTAAAAGATAGGATCTTTAGTTGATTCAACGGAACAACTAATTCACTTGAAGATTCTGGATTCACTAGTGCAATTAAGCCCCATTCCGATAAAAGATTTGCTATAGTATTACGTCTTGCTTGGTCATTTTCTGAGAAATTGGTTGGTTTACCATCAAGTGCAAATAATTCTTTAAAATGTACGATATAATATCTACCTTGTTTGTGTAGTATGTGACAAGATTGATATAATATTTTGTCTTTTCGGGAAGCTACCCCGATTCTAGTAAGTGTTTCGCGCACTTTGAGAAAATCATCTGGAACCTCCAGAGTGCACTCCACCATGTTCTCTGTTCCTGTTGTCATATTCCACTCCACCTTGATTCAGTTTATCTATGATATAAGCCAACTGATTTCCAGAAAGAATTCTTAGAGCATCTTTGGCTTTCTCATAACTAAATCCATAATACTCTTTCACCAATTCAACATTCTGTAGTTTCTCTGGTTTCAGCCACTTACTATATCTACGTTT